GGTGCAGGGGTAAGCATATTGTCGCTGACCGTGGCCGCGTACCTCCGGACGGTTCAATTCACGTGCCTGTCGTGCTGCTTCGGTCTCGGTTTCAAAGTACACCTTACGGGTAATGCATTTCGTACGGTCTTCCTTTGAGAACTTCACTAGCGGAGTCCGGTTGCCCCGTTTGATCGGCTTTGGGAGCGGAGGCTGCTTGCCGCGAACCACAACGTGTTTGGGTTCCGACTTCCTGTTCTCCGGGCCGTAGACTGTCTGAGGTATGCGAAGTACTAGGTGCGAAATCTTGATGCATTTTGGTTCTCCACAATTCGTCGTAAGTCCGTTGGCTGTCTCCGGGCAGTTCCTTGATTCTAACCACCATACCACATTTCGGGCGAGAACGGTTTCTCGTCCCTGTGCCGTGCGTAGGTGTCGGCGCTTCTGTCCTTCCCAGAAGAAGAACACGTGGTCGCCTTCTGGTTCTACGCCCTTGATCAGTTCCCCGATGAGGTATTCCTCGTTGAGAGGTTGGGGCGAAGGGAAGGGCCACTCGTGCTGGATTCGGAACGGGGGTTTTTCTTCGGGTGGGTCTTGTAAAGGTAGGGGACTTCCGAATGCCAGCTTTTTCAGGAAGTCGATTATACGGTAGAGCATAGGATTACGGTAGGCCTTTCGTGGTTTGTTGAGCTTATCTTGAGTAATAACTTACACGAATGTAATTCCGATGTCAAAACGAGGAAAGCCCCCGACTAGCGGGGGCCTCCGTCATGCGTTGTACGCTTGTTTAATCGAGATGGCGATCCCGAGTGAGAATAAGGTATTGAAGGTGAGCAGTGTCCAGCCAATGACTGCTGCCGCCGGAAGGACGATGGGGACGGCAAACCAGATCGTGATGGCGAACGCAATGTTGATGAACGTTGCTACCGCTTGGGGTCGTGTCATAGAGTATTAAACTTTCTGTAGTGTCTTGATCTCTGTCTTGGTTTGTGAGTGGATGAGTACCCCGTTGTCATACCAGTCGAACATATGCTCCCGGCTGAATGTCTTGGAGTTGCACTGGGCACACGACGTGTTGTGCTTGGCCTGCCATGTCAGGCGGTGCCGCCGTGTAGTATGCCCGCTGGAGCATACTCCTGTGTACCGAGAGGCAGGGGTCTCTGCCTTAGGGCTGACACAGCGGTCACCCTTGGCACCGATCCTGCGGGCGTTGGCTTTCCACGTCTTACCGTGAACAACTCGTCGTTTCCGGCCCTTCCGTGCACCGGTCTGGATCGTGATGTACTCATCCTTAGTCAGAGCATGCGCGATCTCGTGACGAATGACCTCCATTATATCATGATCTTCGAAAACTTCAAAGAAATCCCATGAGAGTTCGATCCGGCCAAAGCTGCATGTCGGGTCTGCGTGCCACCGTGTGGTCCAGCAGAGGCCTGCTACGGACTTGGAACGGATAAACCTGACTGACCACTGGGTCAGCCCGTGCTTGTTCATTTCGTTACGGGCGAGTGAGAGAATGTCTGTGCGATTCATATAACTAACTTAGCCTATGTTCCTTTTCTTGTCAAACTGAAAACCCCGCCCTGTACAAGACAGAGCGGGGTCTTAGGAGCTACGCTCCACAGTCAGCCTCCGCGAAGGACTGGTCTTCCATGACCTCAAAGAGTGTGTCGAATCCACTCTCGCGGTGGACGCCCCGCTCGGGGCTGGAGAAAAGTCCCTTAATTAGATCCTTCATATACCTTTACCTTTCCGTTCTTCCTGTAAAACATGACATCCTCGAACTCAACCTCTTCGCCGTTCCAGACACGGACAAAGAAGACACTCACCGGACCCAAATGATCCGGCTCTCCGATTACGGAGAAGCTTTCTCGGTCATCTCGACTAACATTCTTGAGGGCTTCCATGGCTTCACCCTGCGTAATGACCTTCAATATTCTCCTTATTTAGTTGATCTTGCGGACTTCTTGATCTAATCTTAGGCGAATTAGAAGTTCTTGTCAATTTCCATGTTCAGGAGGACCATCTTATCAATGACCATCTTCTCGAAGGAATGCAGACTGCTCCATTCGAAGGTTTCGAGCAGGGTTGTATGGTTCTCCGGGAACAGTTCCTTGAAGACCTTGTAACGGCGGAGCTTGGCGCGGTCGATCTGCTCCTTGGCGACCTTCTGCTCCACGTAGTCAGCCATCACGAGATACTGGTAGGCAAGCTTACGCATCTTCGCGGTGTCACCGTCGTAGACGGCCTCGGTGAGGTTATCGACACGTGCGTAACCTGAACCGGATAACGCGTCATCGAGCGTGCCGAATGTGATCGTGGGCAAGATCTCCCGAGGTATCAGCACGTAGGTTTCATCGATCATGTCAACAGCACGCGTAGCTGTCGGTCCCGGATTGTTGCTACAGGCCAGTTCCTCGATCTCTGCAATGATGAGATTGAGATCGTTATTGTTGTTCTTCAAATTTTTCTTCCTTTTATTGGATGGTATAATAGGGTAATGACAACTATCACAAATGACTTTGCCGGTGCCGTACTCGTTCTAACCGACTCTTCCCGTGCTGCCGAAATTGCAGCAGAGGTAGCTTCCGGTTACTTTCCTGATTCAGACTACCACTTTGTGGTAACAGAGTCAACTCCGATGAACGTTCCTGAAAACTTACGCGATCTGACAACCGCCCACCAAGTGGGGATCGGTACAGAAACCCAAGTACTCACAGTATACCCATGGGCACAGGCAGAAAGCAACCTGAAAGGCCTCTAACCCATGGGAAAATCCCTAGCTGAAGAAATATCTGACCTCACACTGGAGCAACAGGCGGAAATCTTCGCCAGCTACACCGATGAGGACTTCGAAAAACTCAAGTATGATGCCAACTTCTGGCTTCGTCCGGAGCAGAAAGTTCCGGACGGTGACTGGTCCATCACAGCGCTGGTCGCTGGCCGTGGTTTCGGTAAGACACTGACCGCCTCACACTGGATTCGACGCAAAGCGCTGGAGAATCCGGGCTGTCGTATCGCGATTGCTGCCCGTACCGTAGCCGACGTACGTAACACCATGATCCTTGGTGAGTCCGGAGTGCTGGCTGTACACGCTCCTGACGAGCGACCAGAGTACAAGCCATCAACTACCTCACTTCACTGGCCCAATGGCTCTACGGCCCTCCTGCTGTCCTCCGAAAGCCCTGACGGTGCCCGTGGACCTCAGTTCCACTTTGCTGTAGGTGACGAGTTTGCAGCATGGAAGACCAACGTTGACTCCTCTGGAGCCACCCTGTTCTCCAACCTGCTCGCTGCCACCCGTCTTGGAGACAACCCGCAGATCCTTCTGGCTACCACGCCTAAGCGTACGCTTGCCATGAAGAAGATCATGAACGATGCCAAAGATCCCGCCATGCGCGTACGTATCGTTACAGGTTCCACCTTCGATAACAAGTCACTGTCCAAGACCTACATTAACACACTGGTAGCCCAGTACGGAAACTCCGACCTTGCCAAGCAGGAACTCGATGGCATGATGCTGGAGGACGCCGAAGGGCTGGTGTTCACGCAGGAAATGATGAACAAGGCGCTGGACAACTCCGGTGTCACCCCTAGAATGCCATTGATCTTCGTGGCCGTTGACCCGTCCGTATCGGAGAACCCGACTGACGAGTGCGGGATCATGGTCATGGGTGTCACACAGGAACGTGACCTCACTAAGCGTACAGTATACGTCCTTGAGGACTGTTCCATCAAGGCAGGTCCGGACGTGTGGTCCAAGGTGGTTGTTGATGCCGCCAAGCGTTGGGGTACAAAGTTCGTAGTCTATGAGAAAAACCAAGGCGGCGCTCTCGTAGGAATGGCCCTGACAGCCATTGACGAGTCAATCCAGACATTCCCCGTTGTGGCCACCAAGGGCAAGCAGACGCGTGCTGAGCCTGTTGTCGTTGCCATGCAGCAGGGACGTGTGCGCTTCAACGGTGTCATGCAGGAACTCATGGACCAGTGCCTGTTCTTCGATCCGGAGACTTCACGCTTCTCCCCTGACCGAATGGATGCCATGGTCTGGGGGGTCTACGCGGCCATCCTAAGCCCTCCACCGGGCCTGAGGGCTTCTAGGTACCAAGCGACATCTGCGGCCCACAGGAAGATCCCTATGGGCTTTGGAAGCGGTAGGAGCCGTGCGACCGGCTCAATCCGAAGCAACCGTAAGTAGGCAAAAAGAAAGACCCTCTCAAAAATGAGAGGGTCTTCTTTTTTGTCTCTAACTACTTCAACTGTCCAGCAGTGGAGCTAGGCTTGGCGTTGGCATCAACCGTGATGAGCGGCTTGGAAGTCAGCGTAAGGGGGATGTCCGAGTAGTTCCAGATGCCGTTATACTCGATGAGGCCACCGTTGGTGGTGAAAAAGAACACACCATTGTTTCCACCCTCATTCGGGCCGTAGGAGCCGTCATCACCCATCGAGTCAACCGTGCTGATTCCCGATGACCCAGAGTAGACCGGAAGGTTGGTATTGGTAAGCTGCGAACCTGTTGAGGTTACCTTACCCTTGATCGTGTACTCAGCAATGATCTGACCGTTCTGGGTCAGTTCATAGAAGTACCCAATCTTGTTGGGGTCGTTCATCCGTAGCAGGCGTTCCCGGAGGTTGGCACGTTCCGCTGAATCGTTCATCTGGCTCAGCGGGTAGGGCTGGGCGTTGGTGAGCTTCTGGGAGTACTGCTCAGTTGTGGCCTGCCCCTGCTGTGTGCTGGTCGGGGTAGTGGTTCCGCAGGCAGAGAGGGCAACTACTGCTACAACTGCAACCGTGGCGGCTGCTAAAGCCTTAGATCGGGTAATCTTCATAATCTTCTTTCGTCGTTTGGGTTGGTAATTACGGGGCTGGCGGTGCTACAGGCAGGTTGGTCGGACTGTCGCATGCAGTGGGGTCGTAGCTCCACGGAAGCTGTGAGTCCTTGAACTTGGCCGAAGTGTACGCCTTGGAGTCATTGTTGTACTGGGCCACGTTGGCTCGGCAAAGCTGGAGTGGGCCATTGTAATTGTTCTGAAGGCTGGTGCGCTGTTCCGAGATGTTGAACGGCTCATCTTTGGAGATCGGCATTGCCTTGTTGAAGTCAGCCAACTGCTGCTTGGCAGTGGCAACGTTCTGCGCCTGTGAGCGGATGTCCTTGTCGAGGGTCCAGAAGTGGGTATACTGTTCGATCCGGTTGGTACCCGAGTTGATCTGCTTGATCGCGTCACCCTGACCCTTGAGGTCCGATGTTGCTACCCCGATTCCCCAGAAGATCGCTCCCGTAACGAGGGCAAGCACTCCAAGGATGATGACCAGAAGCCAACCGGCTCCAATTCCCTTTGCTACGTCTGTCTTATATCCCATTTTTCTCCTTGTGTCTAGTTCCGGATGCATGCGTGGGGGAAGGTCTGTACCTGTCCGCCTGCCTGCACACATTCAATTTCTTGCTTCATCTTTGTTTCCGAGTCCAACTTGCCGATGTATGCCATTCCTGCAAAGAATGCGAGGACCAGTGCAAGGGCGAAAACTCCTGTGTAGTGCTTCATGCTCTATACTCTACCCTTTCCCGCTGTCAAACTGGTGGCCATGGTTGCAGTAGATCCCACTCATACCTTCGAGTCGCTCCATCTGACCACCGGCAGTCATGCAATCCATCTGCCGAACATGCTCTGCTTTGCTTCTGTCACTTTCAGCCTGTCCGATCAGGTAGCCCCCGATGATTACGAGGACCGCTGCGAGGACAAACCACATCATCCAGATAGAGTGCCGCTTAAATCGTGTCTCGTGTGAATAACACATTACCGTTATACCTCCACGGCGTCAAGTGCGCGGATCAGTTCGCCCATGTCAGAGAAGGAAGCCCTCTCAGTGCGGTACGGGTAGTCAGTGTGGATCTCGATGATCTTGACGAATGGCTCGCCTTCGATGTAGAAGTTACAGGTCTCACAACCTCCAGACCAGTAACCGTCGTCTTCCCCGCTCTCCAGTTCGACAAGTGTAGTGTCGTCGTAGATCCCGGCTACCCGGCGAATCCTTTTGTAGTACTCTTCTTCGAAGTTGCTCATAGTCTATTCGACCTCAGCAGCTTTTGTCAACACGCGGTCAAGAGCGTCCTTGTCTTCTGAGGAGATGCTGACGATGGGGAACTTGCGGAGCGTGTCTTTCTTGGACTTCTCGGCGTACGTTACAGGCTCGTCACCGATGAGTTCCTTCACTACCTTGCGCCAGTTGGTGGTGTTCGCAACGAGCTTGACGGAAGTGGTGTGGAGTGCTACAGACAAAATGTATATCCTTTTCTTTGAGTGAGTGTATTGCAAGATTAAGAAAGTCCCGCAGGAGCTAAGGCACAAGGCCCATCTTTGCTACAACTGCGGGACTTTCAGATCCGGGTACCAAACCGGGTCAATGCCGTTACTCCTAAGGAGGAGGAGAGTAACTGGCTTACCAACTTCATCAGTATATCAGTTGGTGGTCCCTAAGTCAAATCAGTTGAACGGTGGTGGGATTGGTACGGACCACTTGGGAGCTTCCCGCTGTCCCTGTGGGATGAAGACCCACTCTTCCCCGTTTGACGAGAAAGTTATCTTCCCAAGGAGGTTCCCGGTTGATTCCACGCACGGGAATTCATCAGGCCATTCCATGAAGACCTCTTGATAGGTGGAGCCAGCGTACAGGTCTTGTACACCCTTGAGGTTCTTGACGATGGCCTCAAGCTGTTCGGTGGTTAGTTCAGTCATTTGTTCCTTTGCCTTGTTTTGTCAAGCGGGAGGGGCGACATCTCTGCCGCCCCTCTGATTACTGGTGGAAGGGGTTCTTCCAGTTCACCCGGAAGCTGGTCTTCTCGACCACGAACTGGACGACGATCTCGGGGAAGTTCTTCTTGATGCCGTCGCGGTCCCACTGCTCGCCCTGTACGAGGTCTCGGGATACGATCTCCACGCCCTTGCGGGTCAGGACATCGACTTCCTTCTTGTCCATCTCCTTGAAGATGACTCCCTTGTGCTCTTCGATCTCAGCGAGGTAGGGTGCCATGAGTTCCTTGAGTTCGTGAACCCGCTGGACCCGCTTCAGGCCTGCCACCGAGATCGGCTTGGTGGGCCGCTTCTGTTCGAGTACTGCTGCCGCCTTCTCCTCTGCGAGGGTGACGTGCTGTGCGACTTTGTTCTTGGTCCGTGCCATTGTCTTTGTCCTTTCAAGTGGTTGACTTGCTTGATATAGAAAGACTACAGGTGTTTCCCGCCTATGTCAACACTGCTCCGAGATAAGCTTTCCGGATGATTACCGGGCTTTCTACCCCGTCCAGCTTGACGCCTACACATTCCTCGGATTCGGCTATGACTGTGCCGATCTTCTCCCAGTGTGCGGGCATGGGGAAGGATGCATTGACCCGGACTCGTGCGCCTATCAGATGCCATCACCGAGACGTACGATGTGATCTACTAGCTCTTCTTCGCTGACAAATACTGCGAGGTCTTCGTCAACCTTCTCGCCGTCTACGAACTTCTCCAGTACAAGGGTGTCGGTATCAGCGAACCACTCGCCCTCTTCGAACCATGCTTCCGAAATGAGTACTACGGTGTTCTCCACCGTGACCTTGATGGGGCTGATCTCTTCAAGCCCGCCATCATGCTCTACTTCGCAACCGGCTTCCCACAGCAGGGATTCGATCTTTTCACCGGACAGTTCAGACATTAATTGATTCTCCATTTCGTTATAGCTTATTAGTTGGTCATACAGGAAATGCCCTGAATTTACAGGGCACTTCCTTTTACGCGTTCCCGCCTAGAGCGCCCAATCCACCAATGGTGGCAATACGTCGGAACTCGGGAGTCATGGTGACACCCTTGAAACGAACCATATTGGCAGCGCGTACGGTGCCCTTGTAGCGGTTCTCAATATCCTGCTGGAAGAACCGTTGTGGTAGCGGGTGCTTCTCACCACAAGCGACAGCCCAAGCGGTGTACCGCTGGTAGGCATCCTTGACAGGCAAGTAATACTGATCCGGCTGCGTGTAATCAATGACAAGCTGCTCTTCACTGATTGACTCCATGAGCCACCTAAGCGCCGATGACGCTTCAGTGACAACATCTGCCTGAAGTCTGAGAACAGACTCGGGAGGAGTAAGCTGACGGCCATCAATCTTGATGTACCGGAGCATGCCTTGTATTACCCACTCTAGCACACGCTCACGGTCATCCATAATCAGCTTTTCGAGATCCTTGACACGTCGTTTGGCAGGATCGGGGTGATCCTTTTCGAACTCGATGGGGAACTCGATCATCTGCACACGCTCAACAATCGCTTTATCACGGGTGTTGATCTTCAGAGGCTTGTTGGATGCAACGAAGACGACACCCTGCGGAACCCAGCCCGAAGACTTCACGTTCAGTGTACGGGTCTCAACCCAGTCGTCACCCGTGAACTTCTTCAGGAACTCGTTGTCGATTGCATCCCCCATGGGAGGTTCGGAGACGCCAATGAAACGACGGCCCTTGAATGAGTCCTGTTCGAAGTTCTGTCCCTGTACCTTGATGATAGCCTTTGAGTCGGGCATGCATGAGTACGCCGCACCGCCCTTGCCAAGCTTGAAGAACGTACCGATGAACACCGACTTACCGGACCCCGGAGGGCCATGGAGGTTCAGGATGGTACGGAGCTTCGACTCACCCATGAAAGCCGCCCCTGTGACCTTCTGAAGGTAGTTACGGGCATCCTCATCCGGGATCGAGTGCTTCAGGAAATCGTCAAAATACCCAAGGTTGACACGTTCGGATTCAGGGTTGTACTCGGCGTCGAAGAACTTGGTGACAGCACGATCCGGGTGGTGGTCAACCATCACCCAGTTACCCGCTACCAGTTCCTCAAGATCGAGCACCTTGTTACGCATGACAAACCATTTCTGGTCGTTGTCAAAGTTGTCATAGTCCACGTCACTTGCAGTCTGAAGCATGCGGATCATCGAGGACAGTCCAGCATCGGATGAGATCTTATCACGGTAGTACTTGTGCTTGGTAATCTCACCCTTGTCGTACTGTGCACGAATCTTCTTGGCCTCATCCTTACCGGCCTGAGTGCCAGACGCTTCCACCTTGGCAGCTTCCTTGTTCAGGTACTCCTTGATGAATTCGATTGCATCTACCATAGCATGGTAGTAGAGCTTGCCGATTTTCTTGGCAACTCCGTCACCTTCACAGGGTGTGTGGATGCGTCCGTCCCAGAGGTACCACTGCTTGCGTGCCTCGGTGAAAGATAGCGTCTTGCCAAACTTCTCGTGGATTGCCGCAGCAGCCTTGATATCGGTACGCGGAATGGTATCGATGGCCTTATCCAGATCGAAGTTGTCAAAGTTTGGTTTCTGACCTAGCAGGTCTTGCCACCATGTGTCTAGGCGAAGATCCTTTTTGAGGTCGCCAAGAATTTCTTTTTCTCCCATAGTCTACCTTTTTTATTTGTGCTCATATTTGCCTTGTCGTTCGACTTGTTACTTTTGGTACTGGCGCGGACCAGCGTATCCGGAAGAGAATGCGTTCTCGGCCTTACCATTCTCGCTGAATCGCTTGAGCACATATCTGCGGGAGCGAGGAATGTCTTTGTGGTGATCCGTTACCGTCTCAGTGACAACCTTGTGCTCGTAGCCTTCGTTATCGGTGTAGGTATCTGTGACTGTGGTAGTCGTGGTCCAATCCTCTGAACTGTCGGCTTCTTCCCACTCGTTGTCGATCCATGCTCCCTGAAGCTCTTCGATGGCAATAAAGTATACTGCCTCTTTCTTTCCTACTGGGGTTGGGACGAACTCAACAGCCTCGGGTCGCCATACTTTTTTCTCGTTGGGCGCGTAGTCAGCCTTGGGTTTGATGTAGTCGTTCATTGATTCCTAAATCTTTTTTGTGTTATTACTTGTCTTTGGTGACATCTAATGATACCATAAAAATTTGATACTATCCAGTCACCACTGGATGCCGTTGGGGTCTGCCACCAACGGAGGGAGATCTTTGACACGCTGGCCGTCCTTCGTGTTACACGGACTGCATGCCGGTCTGAGGTTTCCACGGACATATCGTCCGCCCTCCTTGCCCGACTTCGGGAAGCGGTCTGCCGTTACAGTCTCGTACGTGAGTACCTCATCACAGCCTGCGAAGTGACAGATTACTGTCGTGCCGTCACCGAAGTGTTCCAGCATCCATTCCTTGCGGCGCTTGCGGTCCTTGCTGTTGCCTCGCTGATCAGGGCCACCGGACCCTCTTGATTTGTAAATTGGTGTAGCCTATCATTGTTAGTAGTGAAACGACAAACCCTCCCTGCCGAAGCAGAGAGGGCGTCATTTAGTGGCGTTTACGGTTCTTTTTGATCCACCGGATGTTGGCTCGGTAGTCCTGATACTGGTCCGTCTTGTAATCGATCCAGATCCAGAAGTAGAGGTACCAGAAGAGGGCTGTGTCGTAGAGTTTGATACTGTTCCTTTCGTTAGATAAATCCATCGTCTTCCATCCGATCAATGACGTAATCCAGCATGCCGGTTGCGTCCTCGTCATCGTTGAACCTGAGTCGCCTCAGGACACGAAACTTGGTCAGCGGCACACCAGCGTCCTTCAGATCTGAGAGTCCTGTTTCTTCCGCCATGGACAGCAGGGACATCACAGGGGAGTCCTCGTAATCCACGACGGCGCTTCTCTCGTCACGTCCGGGCCGTGCCCATTCGTTGGAGTTGTCGCGTAGCGTGCGCTGCCATGTCCACCCGTACGGCTCCAGAATCTCGGCCCACGACATCTGCTGGTTGACGTAATCTTCCAGTTCAGAGACGGCACGGAGCAGCTTCCAGTAGTTCCCTCCACGGCCCTCCAGTGCACTACGGGCAAAGCCATCCATGTCAAGGCGTGCGTTGGCATCCTTGCTGATGACGGCCTTGCGCCGGTTGTGCTTGACCGTGAACGCTTCAGCGGATACACTGTAGAGTTCTTCGATGGTGTAGGTCTTATCGATCTTGTAAAGGATCTCCACCTTACCCACCTTGGACGTGGTTCCGGCCTTGGGGAAATATACCGATCCGGGCATACGTAGAATACGGGTCAGGTCGATTAGCTTGTCAATGGAACGGGTGCCAGCGGCCTCATCGAGGTAGCTCCACCAGCGGTCAACCAGTTCCTTGTTGCCGCGTTCTCCGGGTGCAAGCTTCCAATAGGCATGGACGCCTCCGGAACCTGAGCCTACCACAATCGTAGGGTGGACTGCCAGCCCAAAGAGGAAATCGATGATCTCCTTCTGAGAGCTAAAGCCCTTTTCCTTGATATCAATATCGGCCCATACTCCAGTGACATACTCGATGTTGTCTTCAGTGCCACGCTTATTGTAGTCCACGTCTTCCTTTATCGGGCAGACACCGAAGTACAGGTTCCACTTGGACCCGTCCTCATCGAAGATCATGGACTCAAGGGTTTCGTCGTCCATGCTGGCAAAGTCCTTCGCCAACATAGACTGTGATAGTGTATCGTGTTTACCGGTCTTCTCCGTCTTACGACCGACAATGACAAACTTATCCTCAGGGTCAAACCATGTGGAGATGAATGTTACTGCGTGGTGAGCGGAGATCTGTACCTGTCCGGTCAGATCTGATAGCTTCAATTGATTTTTCCTTTATTGTAAATGTTTCCATGACTCTCGTCGTACTATTCTGCGAACTTGACTATTTGATATCGAATACTCTTTTACTAATTGCGAAATAGTATGCCCTTGGTTGTCGAATTTATTTCTAATCTCCAGAACGGCAGTCCCGGTCAATTTCGAACCACCAGCATCTTCACCGCTAGCTTTAGGTAACCCTAGGTTTGATTCCCTAATTCTCTGCTTGGTCTCTTCAGAATGTTTCTTACCAAACCAAGCAGAATTCTCACCAGAGTTAGCCTTACCGATCTTACACTTTGTCTCCTGAGAATGGCTCCTTCCAAAGAAAGGGTTGTTTTCACCAGAACTGGCGACCGAGAGATTAGATCTGTGCTCGTCCGAGAATTCTTTTCCCTTCCAAGTTCCACCCTGAGTAGCTAGAGTTTCCTTCATCTTGTTTCGAGAGTCCTCCGACCATTTCCTTCCAAGATTGGCTGCTGAAATTCTATCTTTGCTCTCTTGCGTGTGCGACATCCCTAGCGCCCCTCCACCGCCATCAAGGTCATTCAAAAGATATGACTCAGTTGCCTTATCCCTGAGGCCTCCTTGTAGCTCTCGGTAGTGCCTGATCCAGAACATCTCGCGATCATAGATGAAATCCTTGTCACCTTCCGGGCATCTCTCAATGATCTGCAATTCAAATGACCCAGACGGGTGTGACCTCATCCAGTCGTAGAGAGCCGTCTTGGTTCCGTTCTTAGCCCTGTCAAGGTGAGATTTCAACCTTCTTTTCTTGTTGACTGTGTAACCGATATACCGGAACTCATCGGCTCCCACAAGTCGGAGACCATAGATTACCCAGTCACTTGTCCCCAAAGAATACCTTTACAGCATCTAGATCCTGAGTGATAGGTGACCCAAGGGTGGTGACCCCTAGCTTAGCCGTCTTGAATACGTTGCTCTCAGCATCATTCGCCCGAAAATCTAAAAGTCCTACGACTCCTTTACAGCCAGAGGAGCGAATCAATCGACCAGAAGCTTGCTGGAATAAGGTAAGAGACTCACGCGCATACCAGTTTGGGAAGCCCCTCATACGCCAGTGAGCGATCTGCTGCTTGCAGAGTGCGTCGTAGCGTGGGTTCGGCCACTTGACCAGCGCAAGTAATGATAGAGCCTCATGAGGCACGTCAATCCCGACGAAAAATGATTTGGTCGCCAACAGGACGGAAGAGATGTCGGACTTGAAAGCTTCGATGAGCTTCTGCTTGTCTGCATCTTTTGTCTGTACCAGTACATTATACGGGAAGTGGCCCATATTACGCAAGTTCTGGATCTGCTCCGTAGCCCAGTCAAGTTCCTTACGGGACGTGAAGAGGATTAGTGCACGGCCTCGCGAGATTTTGATCAGGTCCATCAGTTCCGAGAAGCTGTACTGTGCACCTTCCACCTTATCACGGTTCGCCTTGGTGATGTAGACAAGCTGCTGAGACTGCATGTCGAATGCAGACCCTACCTTGACATCCGGACCAGCCGGGAAGCCAATGCACTGTCGGGCGTAGCGGAATGTTCCGTCAGTGAGGTCAGTCAGGGTAGCGGAGAGGAGGATGTTGGTTTGTCCGCCTTCCTTGCCCCAAAGCTGCTTGGCACGTGTAGAGACATCGAGTGGGACAAGGCGGATGGTCATCATCGGTTTCTTGTCCTTGAACGTCTCCCAGCCGTCCACCAGCGCCCCGTAAGCGCCGTACTGCTGGATTATACCGTCCTTGGTTTCGAACGCCTTAGAGACGATCCTGACGGTTTCCAGAAGCTCCAGTGCTGCGTTACAACCTTTGCGGATTTTACGGATGCCTTTGATCTTGTCTTCGGCAGCTTTGAAGGATACCTGAAAAAGATACTTGCTGGCTTCTTCGAGAGCGACTTCAGCGCGAGCCAACCGGCCCGGATTCTCCCCTTCGAATTCATCCATGGCGTGCGCAAGAGGACCGTTAGGCTTACCCAGAGGGTACTTGAGCGAGAGAGAGGTAGATGATCCAGCCCAGTCCTGACCAGTCTTCTCATTGAGAAGGATGTAATAGGACTTGACGTTGGCGAGGAGATCACGGATTTCGTCCAGCGTGTCATTGACAGTTTTTCCGATAGTTGCATTGGTTACAATGCCCTTGGCCATCTCGATGCCCTCGGATACCGAACCAGCCATTTTCTCAAGATCGCGCTCTGAGAGTTCCTTGGTCCACGCATTGACCAGAACCGGCTCAAGCTGGTGTCCTTCGTCCACGATGAGGCATTCAATCTGGCCCAGCATCCCGTCAGCGAGCGGATCGCCGCCCTTCATGTCAAGGTCAGTTGCAAGGATAGCATGGTTTACTACCACAAGGTCAGCGGACATTGCAAGGTTACGGGCACGGGTTGAGTAGCACTTGTCACCGGGGCACTGGTTTTCAGCACAGAATGAGGAGGAAGATGCGATCTTCTCCCACTGCTCCTTGGTCAGTTCGCGGCCCAGTACGCGCTCCACGTCTGACTTCTCACCGTCACCGATGGAGGTCTGGCGGGTCTTCAGCTTCTCGACCTGAAGGTTCATGAACATGTCACCGATGGCAGCGGTTTTAGCTACTTCGAAGCACATATAGTTACTTCGGCCCATCAGTTTCCGGTAGTTGACTCCGGGGTACTTCTTGGACAGGAACGGAAGGTCCTTCTCCACAAGCTGGCGCTGAAGGATCAGGGTCTCGGTTGAGACTACTGCTCGGTACGGCCTGCTCATTTTCTTCATCTTCTTGATCTGCACGAGGACAGGGATGAGGCTGGCGAATGATTTTCCGACTCCGGTGCTTGCTTCTGCTGCTACGGAGGTTCTACCTTCTACTGCATTGATGATGGCTTGACCAAGTATTGCTTGGCCTTCGCGAATTTCGCGGCCCTCGGCCATCACGGGGGCAAAAACATCGGCCCACTTCGTAGTCATATCCTACCTTTTCTTGTA